TGCAGAAGCATATTGGTAATTTACATAATACCATTTAGAATCTTTCAATATTACATTTTCCCAAACAACGCTTGGGTGAACTTGATGTAATTCACCTTGTAATAATATACCATATTTACTTAGAAAGTCCATTTGGCCTGACCAATTAGAAGCTATAGTCGGCTTTCCTGTTATGGAAAACTCAGCCAAAGGTCTTCCGTAACCTTCACCATGTGTAAAACTAATCATGGCTTTAATTTTTGGATGGTTATATAAACTATTCATTTCACTATCTGATAAATCTCCCCAAATAAGATATATGTTGGGTATTCTTTTATTTGCATCCATAAAAGTTTGTTTAATCTGTCTAATTTTTTCTTCTACCTCAATCCTTTCTGGTACTGAAAATGATACACCGGTCTTTATTACAAGTGCAGGTTGATTTCTTTCTGATAATTCTTTAAATGTTGTTAAAAAAGTATGAATTGTTCCTCCTATATCTTTTCTATCATGAGTAAATTCTCCGTTCATCCAATGTCCACATAATAAAAAACAAAAATCTTCTTTTATTGAATTTAATTTTTTATTAACTGAATCTTCTATTTTTTTTGTTTTGTTATATATTTTTGTATCGATACCTTCAAACAATACTTCAATTGGTTTTTCAGATCTAAGTGTCTCTACAACTTCTTTAGTTTCTTCATGTATCTTATCATACGTAACATTAAAAATTGCTTTCGAATGCTGTGAAGGTACTATATTCATATCCATTCTATTCATGCCTTCTAACCATTGCGGTGATACTCTATCTGTTTCAACTCCTGCAGTAATTCCTATATTATATTTGCCAATAGGATTAAATTCATTTGGAACTGTTACTTGAATCCAAATATCTGGTTGTTCTGTTAATTGTTGAGTGATTGCTAAGTCTAAAATATCTTTATTTTCTGGTTTTTTAATTTCTGTTCTAGGGCAGTCACCCCATCTTTGGTCCATTACTTTGATATTAAACTTATTCATTGCAATTAAGCTTCTTATTAAGTCTCTACTGTGGTTACCGTAACCACTTCTTGAAGATGCTGGACAACTTATAACTAAATTTTGTTTCATTATGCTAATACTCCTGTTGGATATTCTGGTTTTTGTTTTATAGTTAATACTTCAAATGAATCTAATGGCTTCCATGTCTTAAAAATACCTTCAAAAGAATCAATTATTGCATTGCACATACCTTCTCTATTAAATTTATTTTCTATTGCCCATTTTCTACCTTCCAAACCACAAAGCTTTCTTTTTTCTCTTCCCATATTATACCACCATCTTAAACCTTTTTCAATATCAGTTATATTTGGTCTACTGTCATAAATATATGGAGTTGGAGGTGAGCCTTGTAAACTTCTAACTGGCCATAATGGATATACCCATTTACCATAATCTTCTGATATAAGTTTTGTTGAATTTGTTGGAATTTCTGCAGAAAAATGTTTAATAGATAATTCTTCACCATTGACTTTAAATCCCATTTGGTCTTGTAAACCTCCAATTACAGTTGCTATTGTAGGTGTTCCTGCCATTAAAGATTCCATATGAGATAGACCAAATCCTTCTGCAGATGATGGACAGCATGTGACGTCTGCAATATTATATAATATATTTAATTTTTCAAAGGGTAATTTTGCAGTACTAAATACAATGTTAATATCAGAGCATATATTTTTAGCAACAGCCTGTAAATTTGTGCCATGTTCGTCTACAACATCAGTGTGTAGCAAAAGAGCAACTTTATCTTTTTCTTCTTCAGATAAACCGCTTTGAAATTGACCGAATGCTTGAATTAAATCAGATATGCCTTTTCTTCTAATATTTCTACTATTAAAAAATGCAATAAAATCAATGTCTTTTTCACCAAACATTGCTGTTTGAATACCAATAATCTCTGAATTCATTTCGTCTAAAGGGAAATATTTTTTATCATCAATACCATGTTGAACATATGTTAAGTCTATACCTTCAGTTCTTGGTTTGTTTTGGCAAACATGTTTATTGATATTGTATGTTTGTTTTGAAATACCCATCAATAAATCACAAGACTCATAAAATGGTTCGTTCCAATGTGGGTAAGGAAGGTCGTCCCAAATATTATAATACGTTAAAGGAATGCTTGTTCTTATTTCATGAGCCATATTATACAACCAACCCCAAAATCTTGGGTCTGTAAAATGCATAATTGCATCTGGTTTTTCCACTTCCATAACGTCTCTTAATATATCAGGGCTGCCATATCCATTAACAGGTAGTACTTTAAGATATGCATCTTCTACACCTGATTCTTTTGCCGCTTCTTCTGACATATCAACAAATCCTTTACCTACTTCGGGATGAGTTATCGCACCTCCTAAATTAACCCAGTCATATTTATGCAATGTTCCCATCACAATCTCTCTAGACATTGTACCTATACCAGAATGTAATCTAATATCATCTCCTAATAATAATATTTTCTTTTTTGCCATTTTTTATAACCTTTTCTTTTATTGTTTTTCTAAAACTTTTGTTGTTAATAAATTCTATTAAAGATATTTCTACTAATTCTCTAAATGTTATTTTTTCATCTATGGAAAGTTTCCTAAAACTATCCCAAGAATCTATATCGACTTTTACCGATGTTAATTTTTGTTTTACCATAACTATTTCTCCTATTCAATATATAAATATATACTTATATATTTTTATGAAATAATTACAACATTTTTTTTTAATTTTTTAGCTTCTTTAATTATATGTTCTGTACCACTTGACTTTTTACCACTTGGTATAAATGCTATTAAATAATCACTTGCAATAGCTATCATCTTATTTCTATGGAAAAAGTTCTTAGGAGCATATTTTTTCCCGTAGTAATTTTCTGATAGAGCAGAATATAAATTTTTAGGTGTGTGTCCAGGATTATATTCAATATATTTGCATTCTAATTCTATAGCATATTTTTTAGCAAATTTATCAGCACCATCCAAACAACCTCCAGATATAACTGTCAAATCTTCTCCAAATTTCTTTTTTAATCTAAATATTGTGTCTTTTACTTTTCTAAAATTTTGATATTCTCTACTTCCAACTATTCCTATTTTCATGCTGCAACTCTATCTTTAGGATTACATAAATTATGCTTTGTTTTGAATGGGCAGTATGTACAACCAGTTTTTAACGCAGGATAATCTGTATCTTTATTATACTTACCATTTTCTAAAAATGAATGTGCAATAAATTCTGTTAATAATTTAGTTGTTTTATTCATTGAAGGTTTTCCGGCAGGTGGATTATATATTTGTATTCTGCGTTGTGGAAAATCTAGTCCTTGATATAACTTTCGTTTTACAATAAAATATTCTAAATCAATTTTTTCTTCTGGTACATCATATTGTTTTGAAAAATATTTTTTATAAAGTCTAAGTTGGTCGCCTTCACCTTTTTTCTTCTTAGGTTTCCAGCCATATATAGAAGTTTTTATATCATATATTTTTATTCTGTCATCTTCTTTCATTACTATATCTACAAACCCCATAACCATAAGTTTATCATTATCATCAACTTCACATAATATTGGTATTTCAATACCTAATAATTCAGTATTCTTTTTAGAAAAATAAGCACCTCGCTTTCTTATAAAATAATCTATTATTTCTATACCATCAGAATAAAATTCACCCATTTCTTCTTTACAACTGAAGTGTTTATTATTAAATTCTTCCACCCTTGTCTTATATTCTGACTTCATAGTGTCAGATAACATTTTATGTAAATTAAGAGAGTCTGCTTTTACTACAGTTTCTTTATACATTGTTGTAAGATATGTTTGGAGTACTTCGTGCATTGCAGTACCAAATACTAAAAACATATTTGGGATAAACTCCTTGTGTTTATCTATATATGTAAGCTTCCACTGAAGAGGACAATTTTTATACATGTTAAGTTGACTATATGAGATTGTCTTTTTACCCATCATGCGAGCTTTTATTGCTAAATCTTTAGGAGTTTTTGGTTTCATGTTCAATTAGTCTATCTAAGTATTGTTTTGCTTTTAATAAATCTTCAATGCCATTTTTGTGTTTCCATCTGGTTATATATTTAAGAATATTTCCTTCAAAAAACCCTAGACCTTGAGAGTGTGCATAGTCCCACATTTCTATACCTTGAGTATAATGTTTAGGATGCTTTATGTTATCCTGTTTATTGCTCACTTGGATTTTCTTTTGGTAAAAATCCTTCATCAATATGAGCACAGTCTGTACATTTATATACCTGTAAAGGTATTATAGTATCTTTACCATTTGGTGATAATACTGCTGATAGTTTTTTAAACAAAAATACTGGCTCAAAAGTTTGACATTTACATTTTGAACACAGCATGTCTTCTAAATCTTTTGGATTTATGTTTATATTCTGTTGTTGAGTTGGGTTTAAATTTATTTCTTTTGCCATTACATCATCCCTATTCCTGTTTGGTTATTATTATTATCTTCTGAAG